CCAGCCGGTCAACAAGGTCGGATTGCGGGTCGGTAAGAACAACGTTTCGCGTGGCCATATGCAACTCCATGCTTTCTGATGGCAATATATGCCAACGAAGGCAACGTGTCGACCACCGTCGTCAAAACCGGGTATCTACCCAGTTTGCCACGATTGCGCCGGGTATCCTCTCCTGCGCCGCCTTTGCATCCCGCGCCAGATCCAGCCGCTTACGTAGCTTGACTTGCCGGACCAGCAGAAAGATCGGCACTGTGGTCAGCCCGCGCCCCGTCTTTGAGCGTGATGCAACACCAACCCCGCGTGCATTCAGCCGACCTTCAGCCACCAAAAGGCTCGGTCCCCGCCTGCGATAGACAAACCGGAGCCGGAGCCCTCGTCGACGTTCCCATTCACCCGGTGTAATTCGACCGCCGCGCGCGCCCTTACCTGCAGCCTCTGTCGGGATCGCCAGCCAGAACCCGTCCTTGGAGCGGATCAGCGGGCCAGTGTCATGGGCACCGATGATCACAGGCGCTTTCGACCACACAAGGGCTGCGGCATCGATGCTCTCCCCGACCTTTGGATAGGTCTGGCTGCGGATCGAATTGCCCAGCCGTCGCCCAAGCCCCGCTTGCGTGATCTGCCCGCGCCAGTCGGATTTGAGCTGTGTGCCAGCCGCGCGCATGGCCGCTGTCACCGCCTGTTCGCCAGCTTTGATTTCTGCTGCCATGAGTGTGGCGAGGTTTGGGGTGATGGTTACATTGAGTTTCATGCGGGCCTCAAATCCACAGTCCAGACCAGCCGCTCGCGATCGCGCGTGGGCTCGCCCTGAATAAGGAAGGCGTCGCCGTCGATCTCAAGGCGATCGCCGGGGCGCGGGGTCGCCACCTCTGCCACGCGCAGGTCGATGCGGGTTGTCTCCGACCAGATGCGCGCGTCGCCAAAACTTGTGACCTCGTCCGCGCGCCGCGTAACAACGCGGACGAGTTGGGGCGGACCACCGTCCGCGATGTAGACCGCATCACGGGCGATATTGTTGTCCGCGAAGAGCGTGTCGATCACGGCAGGGAACACGGACAAGCTGGCCATCCATCAATTGCCGCTGTGCAGGCGGATCGCCATCCGGGGCCGTTTGTTCACCGGCAAGATCGAGGTTTCAGTCATCAGATCGATCCAGCGGCCTTTGGCGTCGATCATCTGGCGGGCGTAGAGCGGCAATCCGATGGTATTGGCGGTCTCGAGCAGGTTTGCGGGCCCGCCATAGGTGGTGAAGGTATCGAAGGTGCCCAGCGGGAAGGCGATCCCTTCACCAGCGGGGATCAACCGCTCGGAGGTGCCATTCGAGAGCGTGACAGACCCATTGTATTCCTCGAACAGAATGCCAGCAAAAGGAAAAGCCCGGCGCATGTCCTCGCGCAGCGGCTGGCCACCTGTGGCCGAGAAGAACTTGTAGGCCTCTTCGGTCTTGGGGTGGCTGATCAGCTTGTCGAAGAATTCCGAGCTGACCAGCGCATGGGCGGTGGTCATGGTCTCGCCAAGCAGATTGTCCTCCATGGCGCGCAGCACGCTGCGCACCTTACCCTGTACATTTGTGCCAGCAGTGCCAAACACAAAGTCGATCGAGATCTTCTCGAGGCCAAACTCGGTGAAATAGTCGTAAAGCGTGGTGCCCGCGCCGTCCTTCACGATACCGCGCAGGGCATTCATCTCCATGTATTCGCGGGTCTGGGCATGTTTGCGACGCATCAACGTGAGCTTGCGGTTCATCACCTCGACCAGTGGATCGGCGGCGTCCGAGAGGCCCAATGCGGGCATGCCTTGGATATCTGCGGGCAGGATCACGTCATCATGCGGGATCCAGGGAAGCGCAAAGGACCGCATGGAACGCTGCTCACGGGTGCCCACGGTGGCGGGCGCACCCAGTGGCACCGATGGCAGCAGGCTCAGCACCCCTTCGCGTTGTTCGATCACGATTGAGCGCTGTGACACGCCCTCAAAGCGAAACAGGCCGATCTGGCCAAGGCGGGTGTAGAGGTTGGGCAGGATGTTGATGGCCTGCGTCATATCTGCGAGCGAATAGCCGCCCGCGTCGAAGGGATTTCGGGTGAGGGTCATGAGTTACTCCGAGGGAATGAGGGCTAAAAGGTGGTTTGGCGGTGATCGACGCTAATGTGTCGGCGCAGGCGGGATGCTGCGTGCCATCAATCAGGCGCTATCGCGTGGGATGATGCCCAGCGCAGTCAGCTGACCGTGCTTTGTGGCAATTTTTGCAACGTCATCGACGGTGGCATCAAAGACGAGCGCTGCTTTCGAGACGATGGCTGGGCCGCGGGCGAGGATGATGGCGGTGGCATCCGCCTCCGTGGCGTCGACCGCATAGAGCAGAACGGCCGCCGCCGTTTGCGCGCCGTCGGATCCGCCGGAGGTCGCAAACTTGTACTTGCCGCTGGCGGTGATTTTTCCGAGCACGGCGCCGACAGGATAGGCGGTGCCCGCAAGCAGGGTGATGGTTTCGCGGGTGAAGTTCGGGTTTACCTCATATTTGAGAACATCGCCCATGGTGGGCGGCTGGGTCAGGACGGTCATGTCGGGGATCCTTGTGATCTGGGTGCAAAAAGAAATCCCCCGCCGGGGTGGAGCGGCGGGGGATCAGGTGGCAGGGTTTCAGGGATGTGAGGGGTTTCAGCCCTTTGCACCTGCAGAGGCCGCGCGTTTAGCGGCGGCCACGATCGGGCTTTCGGCGCTTTTGGGGATGACCGGCGATGGCGGCGCTGCGACGATATCGCGGGCATCCGCCGCGGCGCTGGCGCGTTCCAGAACCAGGCGGCGCAAGGCTTCCGGGGCCGTGCCTTCGCGCAGTGCTTTTGCAGCATCAATGGCGATGCCAAGCCGTCCAGCTTGTGCTGCGATCTCGGCAATATCTGCGGCCTCGTTGCGCAGTTTTGCCGAAAGTTCAGCCAGATTGCCCGGCTGCGCTGCGTCCGAGACCGGCGGTGCGGGTACCGCAGGGGGCGCGGCCGGGGCGGCAGGTTGATCATCACGGGCAATGGAATGACCATCCTGCGGAATTGTTGCCTCATCGGCAGTCTCCTCACGCAGAGTGTCTTCCGGATCATTCTCTGCAATGCTGTTTGTGGTGTCTGTTATGTCAGTTTGGGTGGCCATCTGTGCCTCCTTTTTCGGTTGAGTTGGCTTGCGGGACTGGAGTGCTGTCGCGCGCGTTGCGCGCACGGGTGCGAGTGTTGGCGTGTTTGACACGCGCTGTCGGAACACAGCAAAACCGCGCTGCAGATCGATGACTTCATCGGCGAGCCCTGCGGCGACAGCGTCTGCCCCGCGATAGGTTGCGGCTTCGGTTGCGAGGGCGGCCTCCTGGCTCAACCGTTCAGCGCGCCCCGCCGCGACGGTCTCCGTAAAGAGGAACCGCAACACATCGATCTCGCGCTGGATGTCATCACGAACGGCATCAGGCAGGGGCTGATACGGATTGCCATCCACTTTATGCCGCCCTGAATGGATCAAGGTCACGCGCACACCGTCCTGATCAAGCTCACCACTGAGGTCGGCATGCATAACGACGACACCGATGCTGCCAACGGCTCCAGTACGTGGTAGCAGAATGCGATCAGCCTGGCTGGCCAGCGCGTATCCTGCAGAGAAAGCGTGTTCAGCTACAAAAGCCCAGACAGGTTTGGTGGCACGAATTGCACGAATACGATCGGCTAGGTCGAATATCCCTGCGACTTCGCCTCCAAAACTGTCAATTTCCAACGCGAGGCCGCGCACATTAGGATCGCTGGCCGCCGCATCAATCTGTGCTGCGATCCCCTCGTAGCTGGTCTGACCTGAGGACTGGCCGACCCAGCCGCCCCGGTGAATGAGTACGCCGGAGATCTCGATTACGGCGATGCCGTCCACGACCGGATAGGGCGCGTCGCCATTTTGATGCAGGCGCACAGCGAGGTTTCCGGCGAGGATGCTGGCGCAGGCGGGTAGAAGCACTGCGCCCTCGCTCGCACCATCCGGCTCCACCATCTCGACCTGTCGCCCTAGAATGCGCGGTCCTAGCCCCGACAGAAACGCCATGGCTTTGGAGGGCTCAACCAGCAGCGGCGTGTTGAAGGCGCGCGTGGCAATGCGGGAATGGAGCATCAGGGCTGGTCCTCAGAATTGCGCGGATTGTCTTCCACGGCATCGGTTTCTTCTGCCGGTTCGGTGTCTTCGCCGTCATCTTCATCCGAGCTTGGCACCGCCTTTACGCCTTGCGCAGGTGATCCCGGGCGGCGGAAGTCCAGCCCCAGCAATCGCTCGCGCTCCCGCTCCGCCGCGATCTCGCGGTCGACCTGTTCCGCGTCATAGCCGCGCTCGGCAATGGCTTGTGTGCGGGATTTCAGGCCTGCTTCGATCTGAGCGATTTCAGCGTTGGCGTCCTTCAGCGGATCGACCCAGTCCCATTTGGTCGGCAGCCAGTCAGCCGTGAGCAGCCGCACGCGGTTGGCTTCATAGTCGGGCAGCGTCAGCCCGCCTGATAAGATCGCCGCATCCATCCAGCGCGCATAGATTGGGCGGCAGAGCTGGTAGACCATAACCGAATGCTGCCAGGCCGAAACGCGGCGACGGAATTCGATCAGAGCCAGTCGTGAGTTTGAGAAGTTCCCCTTCACCATGTCATTGGCGAGATAGGGATATGGGATTCCCAGCGCTGCCGAGATCTGCAGCAGGGTCCGGTACTGAAACGGCTCGTAGGTCGCGCCGCTGTCGGCAGGCTGACCCACGGTGACATCTTCACCCGGATCGAGCCGCACGATCTGGCCCGGGCTGATCTCGACGCCCGCTGGCATATCCTCGTCCTCGGCTGGGGCTAGCGGGTTCTCCGGCGCGGGCGAGGTCACAAACATGGCATACATCGCCG